CTACAGCCTGGGTTTGATTGCCCACACTCATGAAGTTTTTTACCGTTAGGTCTTTAATTTTTATCATTCGAGTCCGTTATAAATGTCCATAAGGGTTACTTTATCAAAACTGTCAGTATCAAGTTCTGCAATTTCACCAGCTACGATTTGATCTACACTAACAAACGCTGAAATATCTAAGTCTGTAGTCATTTCATCAATTTGCTTCTGTGGAATTAGTGTAAGTTCTCTGCATTGATAGTCTTTAACAAATGTTTCTTTAATAAAACTAGCTTCTTCGTAAGATATTGGCACATCAATAGTAACACGCAAATACATCTTAGGTTTAATTAAGTTTTCAGTATCTTCTAGTAATGCTCTCAATCCAATTGTGCGATATTTAGGACAATCAGGCCAATTAATAAACTCCGGCTCTTTATTGTTCTCACGATCTAATATCATCATGCCTCTATCATCATCCCACACATCTGCATAGTTGTGCGGAAAGGCATTTCCAATATAATTAATTTTTCCTTGATGCTGCCGTTTGTGAAAGTGTCCACTAAACACGTATTCTTGGTGTTTAAAGTGTTCAGGCTTTAAATCACCATGGTCGGGCATCTTAACTAACGCATTCATATAGAAGCTAGGAAGTTCAAAGTGTCCAAATAGGTATTTCGATTTAATATCACTAATTTGTTTCCATTCATCACCAACTAACCAAGGAACAATAGTTACATCCTCGATTGTAGTAATTTGATCTACAAAAGTAATACCGGGAATATGTTTTGCAAACGCTGTACTGTTAACATCACGCTTGTCTTTGTAATATAAGTCATGATTACCATCAAAGAAGAAAAACTGATCAAATGCTTGACCTAGTTTTTCCATTGAACGGATAGTTGCATCCATAGTGGTAAGATTAAGTGAATTTCTATTATGGTGCCAGTCACCGCAAAAGATACCAGTCTCACAACCAGCGGCTTTTGCAGTTTCTATATACCAATCAATAAAGTCTTCACAATCATCGTTATGTATACGGCTATTCCCTTTTAATCCAAAGTGAATATCTGTAAAGACTGCTGCTTTCTTAAACAAATTTACTATCTCCTATTCTATAGTAATCCTATAGTAACATTATATAGTATTTTTGTACGCCTGTCAACCTCTATTTTGAAGTTTTATCAGTATAAACGCTAGTACCGGCTTCTTCGTTGCGTTTTACACTAGCTTCCCACTCACCTTGGTGCTGTCTAGTATAACTCGGATTAAGATCATTCATCTCTAAGATGTCATCTCTTATGTTTTGGTTGCGTTTTTCAATATTGATAACTCGTACAAAGCTATTAGTAACTGCGGCTGTATAATATGCAAACGGATTTTGACTTTTAGACTCATCAAACTGCAAACCAATTTGTGTTAACTGTAAAATAGCTTGTCCACGCATTTCGTCATTGTAAGTGTAACCACGTACATTGCCTCTCGTTGCGTATCTTTCACATAATTTAATCCACATCATAGCTAACTCATCATTAGCTTTACCATGTGACCTAGAATAGTGTCCGTTTTCCATACCACCTTGCCAATGACTCTTACCAACTACTATTAGCTCTCCTTCGTCATTGTACTTGTAATGCACAAAAGGAGGAAAGTTTAATTTTTCTTTAGTATCGGCAACAGTTTTTGGATTTTTCTTCCTGCCAGGCTCTTCCGGAATATGATCGAATGTCATAACTCTAAAGATAATCTCTTCTTTAGTAATACTCTTATAAGGAGTTTCACATTCAGCTTGTTTTACCTTTTCTCCAGCCATTTTCCTTCGTTCGTATTCTTCACCGCTAAGTCTTTTAGCTTTGTTACGCTTTGCTTCGGCAAGTGTTCTCATATTAATCTTATCTACGTCTAATAGGATTATATCATAGTTGCCGTGTTCAGGCGCTGTGTAGCTGTTAAACGTATTTTTAGATTTGTGTATTTGCTTCAATATATCTTTGTTATTTAAATAGTTCTTTTTTCTCATGTCTTCTCCAGGCTTATAGTATATATACTATTATAAACTACTATGTTAACTTTGTCAACTAAATACTAGTGGAGATTTGAAAATAATGGCAACTAACGGTTTTAACCAATTAACAAGCAGGCTAGCGTCCGCTGTAGGCAGTAGTAATACCGCCCAATCTATTCGTTCTTTTAATAGAAACCTCTCTGCAGACCGAAATTTTAACAGAAGTGGGTCAATTGGCAGTGGAGCACAAGCCGCAGTAAGGAATACCTTTGGTGGAAGCACTACAGGAGGCTTTGGCAGTTCTATTAGAATGCAAGGAAACGCACAGCAAGGGCTTGCGTATATGGCTGCACCCCCAGATAAAAAAGCTGCGGTGGCTATACTTTCTCAAAACATAGATACAAACTTTGATAATATGGATTGGAGAGTTTCTATTAGTGTTCCTAATGAGATTGCAGAAGGACCAATATTACAACCCTTAAAATCGGAAGATTCATTAGGAGCTACTACCGGCGCTACTTCAGGTGGTAAAATGGTATTTCCTTTTAATCCTACAATACTACTAGGGCATAGTGCAAGTTATTCTCAAATAGTTCCAACTCATACAAACTATGCTTACAATGCTTATGAAAACAGCTCAGTTGACAATATAACAATTACAGGCGAGTTTTATAATGAAAACCAAAAAGATGGATTATACTGGATTGCAGTATTACACTTTTTAAGAACAGTTACTAAGATGTTTTATGGTGATAGTGCTCCGCAAGGTAATCCGCCTCCGGTATGTCGACTAAACGGATACGGTCCGCATGTATTAAATAATATTCCAATTGTAATTTCTAACTTTACAACTGACTTACCAGCCGATGTTGATTATATTGAAGTAACACTGCCTTCAGGCGAAAAGAATATGGTTCCAGTACAATCTCAGTTTACAATAACAGTAACTCCACAATACTCAAGAAGAACAACTGCTAAGTTTAATCTTAATACGTTTGCTAAAGGTGGATTTGTTAATGGCAAGGAGGGATTTGTATAATGGCAAATTCAAAACTTAGTCCGTACGGAAATACTGAAATAACTAATTCAGGATACTTAGACATACTAACGCCTATTGCAATTCCTGTTGCAACAAATGATGTGTTATACGAAATACTTCCAGCTTATACATATAGGCCTGATTTACTAGCATTTGATCTTTACGGCAAAAAAGAACTATGGTGGATCTTTGCACAAAGAAATTTAGACGTGTTAAAGGACCCTATTTTTGATTTTGTTGCTGGCACACAAATATATTGCCCACAAGGCTCAAATCTAAAACAAGTATTAGGATTCTAAATGGCAAGCTTTATCTCTAAGCTAAAAAGCTTTGACTCAAAAGTATCAAATGCAGTAAATTCGGTAGACAATGCCCGGGCTACAGCTAGTAGTGTTACTTCTAGTCTTACATCTGGGCTTCCTGGAACTATTGCTAATGCAGCAATAAAAACAGCTACTGGAAATAGTAATGTTGCAAGCCAAATTAATTCTATAACAGGATTTGGCGGGAAAAAAGCTACAGCAGCCTTATCTAATATAAAGTTTGATGCTAGTGATTACTTAGGCGACGATATTGGAGACGGTTTTGAAGGGATTCAAGCAGGTTTAAAAAGAATTACAGATAACGCCCCAGAGCTAGCAGGCTTAGTTGATAGTAAAATAAGAATAATAGAAAGAGGTGCTGCCGAAATTATGGATGGCGCTGTTGGTAAATTTTCTAAGCTAAGAGAAGCTGCTGAAAATAATAGTATACTAAGTGCGTTCAGTGAGTTTGTTGATGACAACTATGTAGACCCTCGCATGCAAGGAATGCCAGAAATTAATAGCGGTAACGCTAAAAGCAGAATTCCAAATCCTTTACGTGATTTTAGTTCATATAATTATAAATTTACTATGGGAGTATTAAGTGCAAAAGAATTTAATAATCCTAATTTATATAGAGAAGCCGGTGGCTTTGCAAAATATGTTATAAAAAGCAGTGGCGGCTCTCTTGAAAAAAGATACCAAGTTCTTGACGAAAAAGAACGTGGAGGTCACGGTGAATATTTCATAGAAGACTTTCAGCATGATGCTCTAATTGCTCCGAACCCTGCCACGGGTGTTTCCGCAGGTATGAAAATTACTTTTAAAGTTATTGAACCGTTTTCGATGGGAAACTTCCCCCAAGCAATTGTTGGCGCAGCAATAGCATCAGGATACAAAAATTATTACTCATGTCCTTTTTGCATAAGAATTGATTTTACTGGATGGGACGAATCAGGAACTCCTTCAACTCTCAAACCTATATACCTTCCTTTAAAAATAAATCAAATGGACATGCGGGTAACAGGCAAAGGTTGCGAGTATGATGTTCAAGCAATACCATACACTGATTTAGGTCTATCAGATAATGTTAATAAGATTATGACAAACATTAATGCGCCTGGAAACTTAGTTCATGAAATTTTGCAAACAGGTAATGAATCTTTAACAGCAAGCATGAACAAAAGAATTGAAGCTTTGGAAGATTCTAATATTATTCCGGGCTACGATCGTTATATTATTTGCTTTCCAAAAGATCCAGATAGTATTCTTAAGTATCTATCAACTGGATTACGTAAACCTGAAACAACAACAAAGCTACAACAAGTAATGACCGAAAAGGGTATGACGGAAGAAGAAACAACTCAATTTAATGCAGGTGCAGATGTTACTGAAGATTTAATGTTTGGACAAGAAAATGTTACTAGTGCAACTGGATTAAAACCAGTTACAGATATGTTTGAAACCTTACTAGCATTTGCCTCTGATGTTGCACAAATGAATGAGATTGGAAAATCAACGTTAGTTCAAGATGACGCAGAAGGTGGCGACCAAAAAATGTCCAGCTTGAATGGATCATATACTGGCGCCGACGGACTTTCTGATCCTGCAAAATCTCAGTTAATTAGAAAAGATGCTGTTTCAACACAAACTGGAACTAAAGGCAGAATTAATCAATTTGAACAAGGTGCCCAAATAACAAAATCTATCGAAAAAACTTTATTAAACAGTGAGTATTGTAAAGACAATGCAACCAAAGAGAGTGATGATAAGGGTATAAAGAAATGGTTTAGAATTGACACACATTGTTATCTAGATGAAAACAAAGAAACAGAACAAAAAATTGGACGACCTCCTGCTGTTTTTGTTTATGCTGTTATTCCTTACGAAACAGATGAAGCAAAAACATTAGGTAACGGACAAGTTCCTAAGAATACTCCAGGATTAAAAGCTGCAGCAGCTAAACAATACGATTACCTATATACAGGTTCTAACGAAGATGTACTTAGATTTGATATTATGTTTAATACTGCCTTTATGAAAACTGCACTAGCTGGTTACGGTAACAACTCAGGCGCAGCTCAATCTAAGGCTGCAAACTCTACAGTCATTAGTGATGCGTTGCCCCAAGGCGCGATAGCCGCAGGCAATACAGATAAAATGAAATTAAATACAGAAGCTTCGGCAACTGTTGTTGAAGTAATAGCATCGGGTAATGCACATGCTAGTAGAAGTCTTGATATCAGACGTCAAATTGCTGAACAATTTCATGATTCAATAATGAATCAAGTAACTGATATGATTGCTGTTGAAATGGACATTTGGGGAGACCCATTTTTTCTTCCACAAGAAATAGGAAATTATGCTCCTAAGCAATCAGGTGCTTCTCCAAATACTACAGATGACGGCACAATGACCTATACTAGGGGCGAAGTGTTTGTAGTTGTTAATTTTAGAACTCCTTTTGATTACCAAGAATCAGGAGCGTTAATGGATACGCCGTTAGTAATTCCTCAATTTAGTGGATTGTACAGTGTTTGGAAAGTATCAAGCATGTTTAGACAAGGACAGTTTACACAAACAATAAGTTTAATGAGAAGGCCAGGACAATCGTCAAAGTCTACTCCTGGAAACGTAGGAATAGTACAAGTAGTAGATAAAACGATATTAAAAGAAGATCTACCAACTAATGCTAAAGTACTAGAAAGTCAAAAATCTAATAGTGTAAACCCTAATGAAGAAACACGTTCAACTAATCAAGCTGCTCTACTAATGGAACAGGTTAAAAACTCTTCAGGTTCTTTAACAAATAATTTAACTGGTTCAATAGCTAACGCAGCTAAAATAAATCAAAATATAGTTGCTAAACTATCAAACACTGGTTCGCAAGCATCTGCAGCAATAACATCTTTAAAGAATAATGTAACTGGAGATATAGCTAAATTTAGTTCAGGAACAACAGCTAATCAAATGGCAAATAAATTTGCTGGCAATAGTTTTTCAGCAAAAGACTTTGTTGATGACATTGGCGATGGATTTGAAGGAATTCAAAGTACTGATTTAATTGGCGATACATCAACGTTAGTTAATAATTCTTTGATAAAAGCAGTTCCGTCGTTTGGTGCAGCATTTACAGATCTTAAATCACCATCGGGTCAACTTGGAGCTACAGTTAACGCTCTTAATGATACATACAATGACGTACTAGGAACAGCACAACCTCCTAAAATTAAAGATAGAACAGGTGAACTTAAAACAGTTTATTCAGTAGCTTATAACGATCTTTCACCAGCAGTTAGTAAAATTGATACCGACGCAGCTAAACTTTTGAAAAACACAAGTGTAATTAATAGAGGAAGGATTATTTAATATGACTGAAATTGATGATCCAGATTTTAATGACTATTCTGTTGCTGATGCTCCTTCTATAGGTGCAGATCCAGAAGCTAATCCAAACGCATTTAAACAAGAAAAAAATACTTACCAAACTATTACAGCTTCTGGCGTAATAACAAAAGATCAAGTATTTGCTACAAATACTACTGACGAAGTAATCCCTCCTGAAGCAGTAACACAATACTCTACATATTTGCTCTTATCTAAAACAGTAAGACCAATTAGTAATTTAACTCCTGAACAATTTTCTATTAATCAAAAATATATTGAAAACGCAGTAACCGCTCGAAAGAAAGCATTATCCATTATAAGTGGTACTTCGTTTACAGAAGAAAATTTAATTATCAAAGCTAAAGAGAATCCTATTACGGATTTTGTTTATTCTGCTAACCTTGACGCTGCTAAATTAACTAATAACGATATTGATGAAATGGATGAAGACATTTGGGTTACTCCAAAAGTTGTCAGCCAAGACTTTTCGCATCTGCCGGCAGATGCAGGTGTATATGCTTACGAAGCAATAACATTATTTGATGATCGTTACGATTTTGAAACTGGTAAAAAAATACGTGTAGGCATTGCTGCAGGCATCAGCGGAGGCGCAGGTAATTCTACTACAGAGGGCAATACTGTTACAACAAACGAGCAGTCAGAAACAGGTCCTTTTTGATGCAATGGTGTGATAATTACTATTACAGGACGGATAAAACATGAGTCAAAGCGGAAGATATAAAAGAACCAATAACCAAAAAGTTACGAAAAGAGACATTGGTCCTTACGAAGCTGTAGTTGTCAACCACCTCGACACAAGGTATATGGGCGGACTAGAAGTTGAATTAATAAAGTATTCTGGTTCAGGCGGTACTCCTGAAAAGGGAGGCGAGTTAGTCCAAGTACGATACCTCAGTCCTTTTTATGGAATTACTCCAGCGGCCGGATTAACACCAAATGATGGTTATCAAAACACTCAAAAGAGTTATGGTATGTGGGCAGTGCCTCCAGACATCGGCACACGAGTACTTGTAATATTTGCAGAAGGAAATTTAAACTTAGGTTATTGGATAGGTTGTATACCTGACGATTATATGAACTTTATGGTTCCTGATGGTAAAGCTAGTACAGAGCAAACAACAGCATTAACTCCTGATAATATTAAAGGTGCAAAATTACCCGTAGGTGAGTATAATAAAGCATTTGAAGACGGCGCCGCTATTGATCCTACTTTGTTTAAGAAACCTTATAATAAAGATTTTACAGAAGTACTTGAAACGCAAGGATTATTATTTGACGAAATTAGGGGAACGACAACTACTAGTGCTAGAAGAGAAATTCCTAGTATGGTATTTGGCCTTAGTACTCCGGGTCCACAGGATAAAAGAGATGGTTCTCCTAAGGTTACAATAGGTCCGGCAGATGACAAAGTAAATGTTCCTTATAATAGACTAGGCGGATCAAGTTTTGTTATGGATGATGGCGATCCGTCATTTATTAGAAAAACTCATCCTGAAGAAGGCCCTCCAATTTATGTTAATAAAATGGCTTCTGAAATGGGCGGCAAACAAACAATACCGCAAAATGAATTATTAAGATTTAGGACTAGAACTGGTCATCAAATTGTAATGCATAATTCAGAAGACTTAATTTATATTGGTAATGCCCGTGGCACAACTTGGATAGAAATGACCAGTGATGGTAAAATTGATATCCACGCAAACGATAGTGTTAGTATTATGACTGATAATGATTTAAACATTACAGCTGAACGTGATATAAACATGGAAGCCGGCAGAAATATTAATATGAAAGCTACTGCACGTTATAGTAAGGGTGCAGAACAAGATGCTAAAGGATTAGAAAGCGGCAGAGTACAAATAGAAGCACAGCATAATCATAACTTGCTTGTTGGTAACGATTCTAAAATTACAGTAGCGGGTACAATGCATACAGGAGTTGCTGAAAACCACTTTATCTCAACAGGCAAATATCTACATATTAATAGCGGCCAAGACAATAGATTAACAGCTGGTGCATATACACATATTAGTAGTGGTAAAGAACATAGAGAAACTGCAACATATATACACGTGAACGGGCCTGTTGCAGCACAAGCTGATCAAGCCGATACTGTTGAGCCGTTAGAGACAGTACAACTACCTTATGTGTTTCCAGGAAGTTTAAATCCTGTTGCATATGATAGTATATTAACAAGAGCTCCTCAACATGAACCTTGGCCACATCACGAAAACTTAGATCCACAATCGTTTAAAAAGACAGAAACTGATAGAGAAGCACCAGGCGGCCTATCAACAGCAGAAAGAGTACTCACACCAGACTCGTTTTATAAAAACAAAGGCGGCAGAGTAGCAAGTGCATTTGTAGCAGGATCCGGAGGAAGCATTTCAAGTGGTTCTCAGTCTACAGGAGGAGGAACAGGCACTGGTCAGGGAACTCCACCAGTTGACAACTATTCTAGTAGTTTTAAATATAGTGATGAATTAGGAGCATTGAGCTCTAAATACGAATCAAGAGGAAATCCTACTGCAATTGGATTTGATAAAACAGGCGGCTGGTCCTACGGAACTTACCAGTTAGCAACAAGAGTTGGTGCATTTAAAGGATTTATGCGTTACTTAAAAGCAAAGCATACTGATGTATATGAATTATTACAAACAGCAGGAGGAAGCTCTTCGGCTGGTTCAGGTACAGACACGTTTAAGGAAACTTGGCAGTTAGCAATGTCTGAAGCAGACAAGGCTGAAACACAGCATTCCTATGCAGTAATTCAATATTTTGTTCCAGCTGCTGATAAAGTTTCTAAAAGTACAGGTATTGACGTAAGAATTAAGTCAAAAACATTACAAGATGTTTTATGGTCAACTGCTATACAGCATGGCGCAGGTGGTTGCAATAAAATATTTAAGAGAGCAATTAAATCTACCGGAAATTCGGCACCAACAGATGAAGCATTAATCGTAGCTGTATATAACGAACGAGCTAAAGACAATGGAATGGCGTACTTTCCGTCAAGCAATGCTAATGTAAGGGCAAGTTGCGTAAAGCGTTTTAATAATGAAAAATTAGATGCATTAAAGCACTTAGAATTGGAAATTAAACAAGCATCTATTCCAGATGAAACTAACGAAGCTGGTAAAGTCACACTACCAGTTGGTCCGCAATAATAGGGTAAATACAGTATGAGCGAATTAGAAAAAAATCTTTATAAACGTGTTACTGTCCCCCAAACAACTAAGGCCCCTTCACAAGGGCGAGCTTATAGAGGATTCTCTACTGTTGACGGCAAAAAAGACGGGTTTGCAAAATACGACTTTGATCTTATTAAACAAGATCTAATAAATCACTTCCACATACGTCAAGGCGAAAAGCTTAGTGACCCAACATTTGGAACAGTTATCTGGGACATGCTGTTTGAACCATTTACTACTGATGTACAAGAAGCAATAGTAGATGATGTAACAAGAATTGTAAATCACGATCCTAGAATGAGTGTAGATTCAATTACTGTTGACACGTATGAAAAGGGTATTACTGTTGAATGTGTAGTAGTATTCCTTCCTTTTAATATATCTGAACAGTTACGATTTAAATTTGATCAAGCAAATGGCTTGTTGTAAATTATATACGCACTTATCTGTAACAGATAAATATCATAGTAATAGAGGAAACAAATATGTCTTCAACAGATAGACAGACAAGATTATTAGTATCTGAAGATTGGAAGCGGATTTACCAAGGGTTCCGTAACGCCGATTTCCAGAGTTACGACTTTGATAATCTTCGTCGTACAATGATTAATTATCTACGTCAGAATTATCCTGAGGACTTTAACGATTACATCGAGTCATCAGAGTATCTAGCACTAATTGAAATGATTGCATTTCTTGGACAAAACATTAGTTTCCGAGTAGATTTAAACGCTAGAGAGAATTTTTTAGAAACTGCTGAACGCAGAGAAAGTATTTTACGTTTAGCACGTATGCTTTCTTATAACCCAAGAAGAAATCAAGCAGCAAACGGATTGTTAAAGCTTTCTACTATTAAAACATCTGAAGCTATTATTGATAGTTCAGGTGTAAACCTTGCAAGCACAGTTATTAAGTGGAATGATCAAGCTAATAGTAGCTACTTTGAACAGTTTATTAAGATTTTAAACTCTGCATTACCAGTTACAAACAATATTGGTAATCCGTTAAAGTCAGCTAGCATAGCTAATGTTATTACACAGCAATATAGGTTTAATGCAACTAATACAACTGCTGCTATCTTTCCTTTTACAAAAAGAATTGAAGGCGTAAGTCAAAGATTTGAAGCTGTTAGTACAGGAATTATGGGCGAGAGCATTATTGAAGAACCTCCAATCCCAGGAAACAGCCCTGCATTTTTGTTTAGAGATGACGGCCAAGGTGCTGGTAGCAGTAACACTGGATTCTTTATGCACTTTAGACAAGGTAAACTAGATAATTCTACCTTTAGCATATCATCTCCACAGCCTAATCAAACAGTAGCAATAGATGTTACTAATATTAACGATACTGACGTATGGTTATATAACGTTGACTCAAATGGATTTGAAACAAACTATTGGACAAAGCTTGATGCTGTTGAAGGCAACAACATTATATATAACAACTTGTTCAAAGGCGTTAAAGATGTTTTTGCAGTTAATACTCGAGTAGGCGATAGAGTAAACTTAACATTTTCCGACGGTGTATTTGGTAACTTACCATCAGGTAATTTTAAAATATATTATAGAACTAGTGCTAATGCTGCCAGTGTTATTACACCAGGTGCATTGGGTAACGTTTCTATTGAAATACCATATCAAAATAAAGCAGGAGGCTTAGAAACTCTTACATTAGGTCTTAGACTTAACTATACTGTTTCAAACGGAAGTGCATCTGAATCAGACTCAGAAATTAAAAGTAATGCACCTGCAACATATTATACACAAAATAGATTAATTACTGGCGAAGATTACAATATTGGCCCGCTAGCTATTAGCCAAGAAATTATTAAAACAAAAAGTACTAATCGAATTAGTAGTGGTGTTAGTAGATACTTTGACCTTAAAGATGTATCTGGCAAATATAGTAATACTAGTTTGTTTGCAGATGAGG